GCGGCGCTGGGCACCGGCGGCGTATAGAGTTCCTTCGTGGCGTTCGGATTGGCGCCGAAAAGGATGTACTTGAGGCCTGAATTCAGGAAGACGGCCGGACGGTATGGGCTGGTGACATCCAGGTTGGTAAGGAGCCTGGAACAAACATCCGGTGCGGACTTGAACTTGCTCCCGTCCATGATGTTCTTTTTGTCGGCATTGAACTCGTAGCCGGTATCCCAGATGTATTCGCCGTACTTCGCCGGGAAGCGTGCATCATACTCTTCCAGATATGCAGTCCCTATACCCTCCTCCAGCATGGAGAATCGCTGCACATTAAAGGACAGCGGAACGATATTCACGCCCTTGTCCCGTGCTACCTTGCCGGTGGCCAGCACATCTTGATCACGGTAACCGAAGTCCCTGTAAAAACGCCGGTGAGACTCGATATACACCTTCTTTTTCGAGGCATCCACGCTCAGGAAGAGACGATGCCGCTTGCAGAAGGAAAGCAGGAACTCAGCCGGGCTCATGGTCCCGGAAAAGAGCATCTCCTTCGTTATAAAAGAGCCGCTCCGGACGGCACCGGTGTCGCTGTAGGAAATATTCCGTTCGAGGGAGGACGCCGTGGCCGAGACGACCGCTACATCAACCTGCCCGCCGCCGTCCAAGTACCACAGGGTGCCCCACGTTCCGTCCTGCCGGTCAGTGATCTCCCAGTCTTCGTTAAGTGTCAGCACGACGGCTTTCTTTGTTATGTGGACCTCACGCCGATAGACGTTGTGGCCGCTGTTCAACTCCACATGCATCGCGCTTCCTGTCCAGTCGGCCACGGTATAGGAGCCGCTCCTGGAATGGAAATGCCCGGGTACGTACTGGCCGTAGTTATTCGGGTCGGCCACGATGGGCGTGTATCCGACGGCCTCGCACAGGGTCTTCGTGTCCCAAATCAGTCCCCGCGTCGGAACTGGCTCAGGACCGAAGGCCATAACAGGCGACGCGCCGATAACGTTCCCGTTGACATCCTTCTGAATGATCTCCACGATAATGCAGTTAACGTAGAGTATCTTCGTACTGCCTGCCGGGTTCAAGATCCGTTCAAGATAGAAGTCGATGTCATCCGACTCCATCTGGTTGATGGCGAAGGCCCCGGGCTGGATGTCGTACGACTCGTAGGAGCGTTCCTTGACGGAGGGCGTGTCAATGTAAGAAATGAGCTCACCGGGCTGCGTCTCGTTCATCAGGTTGAGCGTCACCGTGCCGGTGGATACGCTGCCTGTTTCCCTCAACGGGAGCTTCGGAAAAGGGAGGAGGGTCATCCAGGTCTTCTGCACCCATTCTGAATCAAAGAAATCGCCGAGGAAATTGACCTCATAGCCGCCGTTGTTGGCCTGGTTGGTTATGGCATCCAGCAGGGCCTTCACGGCTACGACAGGCCGCTGATGGTAACTCCGCATGTCCTTCACCTCCCACTCGTTCATCTCTGCCGGAAGCTCCACACGGGCGAACCCCTCGCGGGTGCCGTACTCAAACCCGTCTTCATCCGTCACCGCCGTCTCAAGGCCGGCGTCCTCAGCCTTCACCAGCGCGTGCTTCGCGTCGAAATTGTCCGGAATGCCGTTGTAGCAGGGCGCGAAATTCACGATATCCCACATAGGGTCGTGGTACGGCCCGGTAGGCCCGCCGTTGATAGAATACCAGGCGGCCAGCACGGTGTTCCTGTTGATATAGAACCTAACGTTTATCTCCTCTTCAATGTCCTCGCCCTCCCACTCAACGGTCTGGAAGAATTTCAGCGAACCCAGGTCCCGGGCGTTCCCGGCGCTGTCGTACTGCAGGTTATACAGGAAATCGCCCAGCCCACCGAAGAGTGTGAGTTTGTACTTGACCTCCTGGCCCGTCCGGTCGACTCCGTCAAGACGAACGTATCCGGACTCATTGATGACCCCGCCGTCGGACACAATCACGAATGGCATTCGTTTGGCGGGATTGAAAGTCGTGTTGTTTGCGACGGCTTCCGGGCGGAAATAGTTCTGGAAGATACGGTTGTTCGCCGGCGTGCCAGCCAGCGTGATCTGCTTGCTATAGCTGTTTTTCTTGATGGTAGGGTTCTGCAGCTCCTCCAGGGTGTAGGTGAAAAGTATCGGCGTCTGTTCGCCGATATCTGCCCTTATTCCATTGATATACAGTGTAAAACGGTTCCTCATATTTACCTCCTCTGCATGTCGATAGCGACGTCCATGTCCAGCTGGTAGGAAACGAGTTTCCCGCCCTGGTTACGGTAGGTCTTATATTCGTGCTTCGTGCCGGTCATCACAGCGGGCATCACCAGCCCGGTCTCCAGGTCGTGCACGTAGACGGATTGGCTTCCAGTCAGATGCCACATACGGGAGGCCTCGTCGTCAGTCAGCCAATGGGTATGCATCTCGTAGTGTTTGGTGACGCCCTGGTACAGGATGTTCCGCTCACGGGCGGCGACGTTCCCGGCTCCCAGCGCTGAAGACCATTTGACGCGGTAGTCCTCGCGTTTGACGGTATCAGAAACGATGGTCTTGCCCTGAATGACAAACCAGTCCCAGCCGCCGTAAGCGTTGACGTAGTAGACCACGTAGCGGGCGCACACATCGCGCTTCCACTTGAAGGATACGCTGCCGCCTGTCCCGCCGGACATCGTCGCCGTAAGGGCCTGTTCCGCCCCGCTGCCGGCTATCCCGTCCGCCTTGAGGAAATAGGTCGCCGGGCCGGCGCTCCCGCGGGCCACGGTGGCAAGGACGGTACCGCCCTTGAGGAAGGTGACGCCCGTCCCGTTCAGGCCCGTGCAAATCATGTACTGGCCCTCAACCGTTACGCCGTCGATGGGACAGGGAAGGAACGCGATATCGCCGCGGCCGTAGTCGTAGCTCCAGTCGGCGAAGGCCCGGAAATAATAGCCCTGCGTGGCATCCTGGATGTAGAAAGCCACGCTGAATAAAGGCATCGTTCCCGGGTTAGCCCGATCGTCGGAATCGTTGAAAAACCCGCTGGTAGCCCCAAGCTGTAGGGACGGGCGCACGAACGGAGCGATAATCTCGTTCACGCGAACCTTGCTCACCAGGCCTCCGGAAGCGTATTCTTCGCTCTCTGTATGTAACTCGCCCGTCATCAACAGGTAGTTGTTACGGAAAACGAAAACGCTCACAGGGCCGGGGGTCTGGGCCTGGAACTCGATATCCTTCCATATAGGGTAACACGGGACGCCGTTCAGTGTGATAGCCATATTGATTTTGTTTTCTCATAAATATCCAAACCGCCGGCTTGTGGGCCAGCGGCTTGACTCTAACGTACGTTTGTGACCTTCATGCTCTCGCGGTCGTGGAAATCACTGAAAAGGACATCGCGAATGTACACCTGCATGTCCTCGAAGACAGCCGCCTTGATCAGCGGGTCGTATTTCTCGTTCACGGCATCCACGGCGCTTTGCATGACCGGCGCGGGCGCGATGCCCGGGCGCTTCGGGTCGTCGCCCTTGCGGTCCGGATCATTGATAGCCCGGTTGATAAGATATGCCAGCTGTTTCAAGGTCGGAATCCTACCACTGTCGTCAGGCCTTGGTATCACAGGCTTCACCTTTATCCACTCCATGAGTGCATCGGGCGGAATCCAGCCTTTTGACGGCGGACATGGAGGCCGCCCCATCTCCACGTTGTACCAGTGTGCCGGCAACGTGAGTTCGACGCTGAAAGCCGCCGGGAAGAGGCCGCCTTCATCCGCCCGCACCTCAAAGGAGATGTTCCGGGACAGGCTGCCCGGGTGATCCTGGACCGTGTCCTTCCCACGGTCGGCCAGCTCAGCACGGTAGGCCTCCACGACCGCCTCACCGTACTCAGCCAGAACCCGGCGGGTGTTCTCAAATCCGTTTGTCAATGTGATGCCTTCCATATCTCCAACTCTCTTTTTCGTTCCGCCTCACGGTCTTTCCGGTAGGCGAGGATATTCAGGAATTCAAGCGCCGTCATTCGCCAGACGTCATCCCAAGCAGAGCGGGTAACCTCTGAAACGGAGTCCACGTTTGCCACCCAGCCCCATCGCTCAGCAAAGCCGTCGCCTCCCTCATTTTCTCCCGGATCGCCTCCGTCGCCGTCCTGTCCTTCGCCTTCAGGGCGCCTTTCAAAGAGGTTAGCGAACGGCGCATTGATTTGACTAACCTCGCCATGAAAAAATGATACAGGCTCGCGGCATCCTCCACGCTCAGGTCGTCCCGGATAGCCGCATGCACGTCCGCCACGTCGTAGCCGTCGCAGTACTTGCAACCCTCAGGAACGAGGAGACAGGAAAGGATTTCCACGTACGGAGGCACAGGTCCTTCCTGGGCCCGAGTCAGCGTCTGAAAATCGATATACTGGGCCGTCGTGAGCTTCTTATAGTCCAGGGTAGGACAGAGCGTAAACCGCCCGCATTTGTACGTTTTCCGGGCTGGCACGGGCCTGGGCTCCGCCGTCAGGAAAGACGCCCGCTTGCAGAGGACAGAATAATCCTCGAGGGGCATCATGTCCAGCTCTTTCACGGTCTTCCCTGAAAGGATAGAGACGATTTCCTCGTTCCGCTCCAGGGGCTCGCCTCCAAGCTCCGCAATCTTAAGAATCTCGATGTACTTACCTACGGTAAGCGCTTTGTGATTGTCAATCATAGGCTATATTCTGATTAAATATCCACTTGCAAAGTTCGCGAACGGCGTGTAACAGCCGTACCTGAAAGCATCGCAGCAATTATGTACGAGCACCCCGTTTGCAAAGAACTCGTGAGCGTCTTCCACGCAGATATCAAACACTGGAACGCTCCCGGCGCTTTTGCCATCTATACTTTGCACTACAGCTGTCTCCACAAGTGACATTTTTGCTGTATTTGTTTGACATAAAGTTCTTTCCGCAAATCGGACATACCTTTTCGATGTCATCAAGGTGGTTATCGCGGCGCCATTTCGATTTGCAGGCATTGCAGCAAAAGAGAGGAGGGTTGAACGATTTGTACCGGAATTCACGCCCGCAAACTTTACACTCGCCGGAACGAATCTCAAGTCCCTCAAATATCTTTTTTGCGTGCTCGTGATGCCATTCGCGCCCGGCTTGCGATTTATGCCACTTCTTTGCGGCATCGGCCGCCTTACGCATGTTTGCGAGGCCGGAAGCGCTGTTACCACGGGCGACAAGGTCATCATGGTGTTCCGCGAAATGGTCTTTCTTCCTGATACAGGCGAGGTTTGATATGTCGTTATTTTCCGGGTTCCCGTCCTTATGGTGCACGTCATACCCTTTCGGGACTGGGCCGTTATAGAACTCCCATACGTCCCGGTGCATCCTGCGGCGCCCGCGTGAGAAATAGCGCTCGCCGGTGTAGAGTTTGTACACTTTCCCGTCGAATTTTTGAGTACGTAAAGCACGTCCCCAGGCTTCAGATTTTTTAACTGTTTCCATCCTTCAGTCGTTTTGAATTTATGGTCAGGAGTCGCCCTGACTCTAACGGTAAAGTTACTAAAATTCAATGATATATCCAATATCGAACGGTATCCGTTCTCAAAGAATTTTTCCACTTTTTTAACTCCCTGCGACGTCAAAACGAGGTCACCTGGACGGAGCATTTCAATAGCGACGGGACCGCCCGGCGTGGCCACCATCGTCCCGGCCTCAAAACAGTGGTTCCAGACGTCGACCGGCTCATTGGTCCACTGGCCGTCCGTAGTCTTCGCCCACTGGTAATTCCGCAGTTCCTTCACGAGGTTCACGCTCCGTTTGGTGACATACAGGCGGAACCCGTTGATGAAACCTATCTGCTCCTTTATCTTCGCACTTTTGTCGCAGGGCTTCACGTTGATCCCGTAGCTGTTGATCTCCGCTATAGACTTAGGCTCCGCACAATCGGCGTACACCACCGGCCCGCTGGTTTTCTTGAGACCCTGCTGTTTCAGGATAGCGGCGATATCCGGGTTCTGCAGACCCTTCTGCCAGGTGATTTCATCCAGCC